CCTGCATACTTATTGGTATTAGGATTCTTTACAAGGAACACAACTCGATCTTGTTTAACATCATATTTAATATCGGCTCTTCCCCACATACACGCCTCCCAACAATTATTCTCGTGTAAGTATTGTAATGCCTTATCATTTGAATGTACTATCTTAAAGCTATCAGGTAATTTAAATTCTTCTTGTGGTTTTATGTCTTCCTTTTTAAACGAAACATTAACATATTCCATTGTCTTCTCCCCATTCTTTTTTCCTTTAGCCGTACACGAAGCATGGAAACAATACCACCCTATACTATTAGAAGTGGTGGTCACCGTAAATGTATTTTTATTCTGGCAGAAAGGACAATCCATTCTTATCTGTGTATCTGGTGGTATACCTAGTCCTTCGACTACTGCAAGTTGTTGTTGAAAATTCATACCCAAGTTCCTAATATTAATTGTTTATCTTCTTTTTCTGTAACCTCTTCATAGGTCAATGTCCATCTATCCTTACGATGGAATCCTGTTTCAGATTTTAATTCCATTAGTCCTTCGTTAAGTAATAACGCAACAGCATCTTCAATATATTCTGTTGTGGGTTCTACGCTGCAAGGAATTATATGCTCTCCGAAGATTCCTTTTCCGAAGAGTCTTACTTTGTAATTTCTCATTGTCTACCTCTATATCATACTTTTGTTTATTTGTCAAGTGTAGTGCTGAAGTATCTACTAATACTCCAGATACACACGACCAATCAATCGGATTTCTTTTCATAATCCACAAATCTCTTAGAGTTCTGTGCATGTAAGTCTTCGGCTTGTTCTATCTCTTGTCCGTACTTACCTTTTAGATGGTCTAATGTTTCCATTTCAAATTCATCTACAATATTCTGTAAGTCTTTACAAAAATTATAGAAATCTTTTGGAATGATTTCCTCATTTCCATCTGACCATTTAACTATTATATTATATTCTGCTACCTCTAAAGGTGGCTCGTTTGGTTGACTCATTTTTTTACCTCCTTCCTAGATTTACTAACTATTTCTGTAATTTTTCGTATCTGCCATGCTAAATCACCCACGTCTTCAACATGTTTGTTAAGTATACGTATTATCTTTTTTATTTTTTTTTTATCACTCATTTTTCCTCCTTCCATTTCTTATATCCTTTTACCCATTCATTAGGATCACGAGATTTCCATCGCTTATCCCATGCCCAATTATTTATCTTGCTTGATTTTATTTCAATCCATGCAAGTATTTTATCAATTAGTTTTACCATTTCTTTTTCCTCCTTTTAAGTGGTAGCTTAACGATCTTGCTACTTGGATTTCCTTTTCTACTTATCCACTCAACAAGAACTTCCTTTAACTCCCCTGCTTTTGTTTCAAAAGAACGCAAGGCTTTCTTTAAACTCATTGCGTCTATTGTTTCTTCTTTGTCTTTTGTTTTGAACTTATAGTTAATCATGCATCTTCTCCATCTATTTCAGATAAGTATTCATTTTCCATACCCTCCGAAACAAAACTATGGTCGCCTGTGTACTCATAGAATTTTTGATTTCCTTTATCATCTTCCCTATACAATGTTAAACTCCAACACATAATAGGGAGTTTATCCCATTTTGTTTTTTTCTTTTTCATAACTAATGCTCCTTGTAGCTGACTTGTTTAACTGAACGACTCCAACAGGAACGACAACTGCCACACTCACCATCTTGTTTGTAAGCTGGACACTCACGACCTATTGCAGGTTTATCTTTGTGTACACCAGAAGTCCACTGCCAAAATTTAGGGGGTGGACTATCAACTTTGATTGCTGATACACGCAAACATAAATTATTTGGTACATCTTCTACCTTAATCTGATTTATAATTCCATACTCTCTTGTAGCTAACCAATAATTTATTTGTGGTGTGAGTTCACACACTTCAAATATCTTCATCAAGTGTGCATAAGATTGTATATCTCCAGAGTCAAACCACCTGTGAAAAAGCCTTGATTTATCTAGTCTTTTGTACTTTTGAGTCAGTAATTCTGCCATATAATCTACCCACTCGGGTCGTTCAATTGCATCTAATCTTATCTGATGTGCGTCAACTACAACAGGAAATGTATAGTGTCCTTTAAGTGCATAACACTTATTACAAATTGTTCCTTTAATCTTTGCTAACTTGGCACCTGTCTTACATTGTTTAGCAGAGATACCCCACGCATACGCAGGCATCTTACTAGGATTAGATAGTGTACCTATTTCTTTTTCAAGTTGTTTTATTTTCATTTTTATATTCTGTAATCCTCCCCCATATCATTTTATTTTTTACATAGTACTCGTGGTATCGTGCCTTAACTTCTGGTCTGCGTCTATACTCACGCATATAATTTTGTGTATATAATTTTCCATGCTCTGATTTTCTCCAGCGTTCTCTTGCTAGTTTTCTACTTGCATAATATTTGTGTGTCATAACATAAACTCTGGTGGTTTGCGATTAGTATATCTAGCAAATCGTTTTTTGTCACCAACATAATAATTACGATAGGCTTGAACATAACTTTTACTTTTATATTTATCGGGCATACATTGAGGTGGCTCAGTCTTTTTCATGTAGTCACCTTTACATATATGATATAGGTCATTTATAATTTTTTCTGTTGCATGTGTTTTATTATAACGAAATGTATATTCTTTACACAATTCAAATCCATGAATAATAGCCCAAGCAAAATTGTCAGGTGATTGGTTTACCCATAAGGTCATTGGGTGTTTGGGATAAGCTGATTTATAACCTACATCATGACCTCTGGCTCGTGCTGAGGTTGATAACATTTGTGCAGTTTCTAATATCATTTTAACTACATGCTTATCACATTGCATTTGTGCTGCAAGTTTTGGATTGTCATCTAAAAAAAATATGTTCATATATAATTTATTAGTCTGTTGATTCCTAATTTTAATAGCTTAAGATTTAATTTACCACACTTATAGTTGTAAGTCAAGTCCTTATGTATCTGTCTTAAATAATCTGCATCAGCACCAATCATATCTGCCCAGAAATCTAATTCTTTAGAACGAATCCATCTCAAAGCATTTTGTTTGTAGCTTAACTTTCTTTGTGAAGTATAAGCATAGTCACCAGATGTAGTAATATTAAAACTATCAAAGAACATACGCTGTATTTTAGCTACTGCTAATTGATGTTCGGGTGGTTTTTCTTTATCGTATTTTGAATTTTTATTTAAAGTTTTCATAAATTCTCCTTGACATATCCTTAAAAATATGTTATGCTGTCGTGTCCGTTACAGGGGGGTCTATATATACTTTCAAGTGTTGTCCAATTTTTTTAACTCTATTATTCTTATCGGGTTCTCCATATTCAGTTTTCCACTCAACATAATCAAACACACCTGCAACTTTACCGTTCCTATCTATTAGTTTTATTTTGACAGGAGTTACAATTCGGTTTTCATTTCCATGTATTCTATTTATTTCATAAAATAGACTACCCCAATCTAATCTTTCAATCATTTTTATTATCCTTTAAGTTAATTAAAAAAAGGCTAGGCGATTGCTCGCCTAACCCTTTGTAGTTTTTATGCTACCTGTTTTTGTAAGTGATTATTCAATGCTATCTTCGCAAGTTTAATCTTCTCTTCCCTTGTAGGTTTCATTGTATAACCAAGTATTTCATTAGCCATACTCTTAACACTAGCGGGGTTGATTGTTAATGCAGTTCCAAAAGTTTTATTAATGGCAACATTAGGTTCCCATTTAAACTCTTTCGCTAGTGCATCAACTTCAGATTTATACTTCATAGCTTTGATAGAATCTGCAATCACATTAGTGGCTCTAACAATAGAACCAATCCAATCTTTATGAGCATTAACTACTTGTTGTTTAGCAAGTAGCATCATCTCAAATGTTGCAAACTCTGATTCCGTACAAGGGATTGCCCTTGAACGACACCCACCTGTTCCAATAATATCTAAAGCGAAATCTTCATTCCACTTCTGAACATAATTAGAACTGCTACCACTACTGCCTTTCAGCCAGTCGCTGTTAGCATTTTGGTGTTGAGATAAATGTGGATTATTCTGATTGCCAGTATGTTCTATATTGCAATCGGGATTTAATCCATTGGCTTTCATCTCTTCACGATACCAAGCATGAGCAAAATCTTTCTGCCTACTATACTCGCTACCATTGAGATTACCTTTTAGATTGAAGTCAAAGTGTTTTTCTTTTCTAACTTCATCATTATCTTCATCTCTTGTGTTTACAGCTTTTCCTTTGTCATCAACAACTGCCATAAAAAAACAACTATCTTTTCCTACTGAATCAACAGTTGTATATTTATTTTGCAATCGTCTTAAGTCAGCTACATCAGTAGGATTGAATCGTCTTTCA